ACTTTGACTCCTTGCTACATAGTAAGAGGCAATGGTTGCTTCGCCCACGGCAAAACTCGCAAGGAAGCACAAGAAGCACTACAAGCGAAAATCTTTGAAAATATGGATACCGACGAAGCCATTGACAAGTTTCTCGCCACGTTTGAAAAGGGCAAAAAATACAGCGGTAAAGACTTTTTTGAGTGGCATCACTACCTAACCGGCTCTTGTCAAATGGGGCGTGAAACGTTTGTGCGTGACCAAGGCTTGAACTTAGACGACACGTTCACCGTTGACGAGTTTATTGAACTCTGCGAGAACTCATACGGTGGCGAGATTATTAAGCAGTTGAAGGAGAGGTATTATGAAGAGTAATATAATACTCTATAGAATTCCCCAAGAAAGGAGATATAACACATGAAAACTGAGCACATAGACGTAAACGAGAATAAATACTACATAGAGTTTGACGGTATACGTTTGATTTGTGAGGACGATGCGATAGTTGGGTGGTATCAGCCGTAAAGGGAGGTTTGATATGTCTGATATAAATAATTGCGTTTTTACAGGACGCTTGGGAAACGAGCCGGAATTAAAACGAACTACAGACGGTAGGTTTGTTTGCCGTTTTCGTTTGGCTGTAACACGACAAAAGGCAAAAGAAACTGTCGAAGCGGAAGTGGATTGGTTTGACATTGTGGCTTGGAATGGCATAGCGGAAGCCTGCGCTAAGTATCTTGCCAAGGGGAGCAAGGTAGCCGTCAGAACCGTCGCTCGTACACGCTCTTGGGAGGACCGAAACAAATGCAAAAGGACAAGCACGGAGTTTGTTGCCGATGAAATAAGGTTTTTCACAACAAACAATTGCCAAAACACAGCAGTACCTTTATCAGAGCTTGAAGAGCTTCCAACGGACGGTGAACTGCCGTTTGATTAAAACCATAGGCGGAGAGGGATATAATGACGAACAAGGAATTACTGCAATACACAAACATTTGCTTTTGCATCCGCAAATACAAGGAGGAGCTTAAGAAACTGGAGATAAGAATAAGCGGTGCCTCTGCCGCTAATCTTACCGGTATGCCCCGTTCCGGGAAGATGGTAAGCTCGGTAGAATCCGCAGTTCTTAAGAAAGAAGCTTTGGAAGAACGCATTGCAAAGCTTAACCATGCAAAGGAAAGCATGGAAGCTTTTATAAATTCCATCAAAGACCCCTTGATTCGTATGGTGGCAGAAAAAAGATTTATTGAAGGTTTAAGCTGGAATTGTGTAGCAATGAAAGTGGGAGGAGATAATACGGCTGATAGTGTTAGGATGATGGTTTCGAGATATTTACGAAGGGGTGAATAAAACCATACGAAAAAATATTATAAATAGATGTGGAAAAACAAAACAAGTAATCGAAAAAAATAAATTTTTATAGAAAATCTATGAATTGAAGCTGAAAATGTGGAGAAAATCAACAAAAAAAGTAAAAAAACTATTGACAAATCAGCCTTTAGATGTTACAATGATTGCGCCGTATTCGGCGATTTTTTGAAACTTGGCTCTAAAAAAGAGAGCTAAGCGGCAACTTAGCTCTCTATGGTTTAGGGTACATCGTCCGCAACGTAAGTGTCCGTGATAATGGGTTGAGAATGGTTAAATGTTGGAACTGTTACATTTATTGTTATTCCAACTTCAACCAATGGGACTTCCCATGGAACACATAGGGTACGGAGCAAGATTACAGAAAGCACTACAATGGTGTTTCGTACCCATTTCCGTTGCGGCTTGGGTGGGGGTTTGCTGTTTGAGCGACAAAAGAGTCTTTCGAGAAGTTCTTTCATGGTATGTTCTCCTTTAGTGTTATTTTCGAGATGTAAACTCGATTCACATTTATATTATCACAGTTGGATTTTGTTTGCAATAAACAAATAATACAAAATTTATTTTTTTTTTATGTTAAAAATGTACAAAAACCTTGCTTAAGAAGAAAGCAGGGTTTTTTTGTCTTCAAGATGTTTTGCATTTTAATATCCAATATTCGTTCGTTTTGTTCGATGTTAGTAGATACAATGATATTGTGAAATGCATATGTATGACGGATTTCTGCGAATTACATACAGAGTAAGCATAACACTTGCTTCCTCTGTATGTTTTTTTTAGAGATGTCTCATGCAGATATAATTATCTTATTAACAAATCTAACGAAGGATGAGGGCACTTGCGGCAGAAGAAAAACATAAGAAGTGGCTTAAATCGGAAGAGGTGTTTATGCTTAAAACCTGGGCGCATGAAGGCTTGACGGATGAAGATATAACTGTAAAAAAGATGGGAATATCGCACAGCACTCTCTCCTAGTACAAGAATCTATATTCAGCCTTTTGTTTTTCAAAAAAGGTACTGTGACGGAGATTTTTCTACCTGCGGGCTCAATGACCCCACGGGATGTCTAGCTGTAGGAACAAAAATTTCAGCCATTTCATTTCACAAAGGAGGGTGGCTATGGCAAATCAGGCAACACCGAAGGTTAACCTTCAAAAGGCGGAAGCGGTTGCTCAGTTTGTAGGATTGACCGCTCGCCGTATATATCAGCTTACAGATGCAGGGATTCTTCCTGTGGTAGATACTGCTGATGGGAAGCGATATGACTTTAACGAAACGGTCCGTAGATATATCAAATATTTACAAGGGCTTGCCGCCGGCAAAGAGGTAAGCCTAAGTGAGGCAGAAGCGAAAAAGAGCAAAACCGAAGCTGATATTAAATTTCGTATTGCGAAGGCGCGCAAGGCAGAGTTGGAGCTGGCAGAACTTGAAGGAAGTATGTATCGAGCTGAAGACATAGCCGCCGTGATATCAGATTTGGTATACTCTATGCGTGCAGCAATACTTGCTTTACCGGGAAGATTGGCGATTGACACGGCTAATGCACAAACACCGAGCGAAGCTTCATCAATTATAAAAGCGGAAGTGGACAAACTTTTGATAGAGCTTTCTAACTACGAATATGATCCACAAAGATTTAATAAAACACGAAAAGAAAGAAGCACCGGAGCTACTGCAGATACAGTAAAAGGCAAAAAGAATAATGTTAGAAGAAAAACGCCTTAACCATTTAATCAGACCTTTAGTGCGTGGCTTTGCGCCGCCCGATAATCTTACTGTGTCGCAATGGGCTGATAAACACCGCAGACTTTCAGCTGAGAGCTCAGCGGAGCCCGGGCCGTGGCGTACCGAAAGAACGCCGTATCTCAGGGATCCTATGGATGCATTCACGGACCCTCATGTTGAGCGCATAGTAGTTGTAGCCGCATCGCAGGTAGGCAAGACGGAGCTTGAGCTTAATATTATAGGGTACATCATCCACGAAGATCCTGGTTCAATATTATTTATTCATCCGTCGATTGTAGAAGCTGAAAAGTTCTCTCGTCAAAGAATAGCTCCAATGATCAGAGACTGTAAAGTCTTAAAGGATCGAGTGGCAGATGTTAAGACAAGAGATAGTGCTAATACACTTTTGCAAAAGACGTTCCCCGGCGGAGTATTGACGATAATCGGCAGTAATAGCGCTTCTGCTCTTTCTTCAACCTCTATAAGGTATGTTGTCGGCGACGAAAGAGACCGCTGGGCGATATCTGCAGGTACCGAGGGTGATCCTTGGGCTTTAGCGCAGGCGAGGCAAACCACATACTATAACCGAAAGGCAATAGAAGTGTCAACGCCCACGGTTAAGGGTGCATCCAATATAGAGAAAAGCTTTTATAAAGGCACTAGAGAGCACTGGTGTCACGAATGTCCTCATTGCGGAGAATATTCTGAAATTGACTTTGACAACATAAAATTCATCCCAATATCGAAAATCGTAAGAGGCAAGAAGGAATATAGCATAGAAGGGGATGTGCAATGGTGCTGTCCTGAGTGCGGCGCACTTTCTACGGAAAGCGTAATGCGGCGGCAAAAAGCTAGGTGGATAGCACGCAATCCCGAGGCGTATATGAATGGCGTTAGGTCGTACTGGCTTAACGCTTTTTGTTCACCGTGGACCTCGTGGAAGAAAATTGTTATAAGGTTTCTTAACGCACAGGATGACCCCGAGGAATTGAAGGTTGTCTTTAACACCCTGCTCGGCAAGTTGTGGGAAAACCGTGAGAAAGTGCAAAGTGAAGAAGCTATGCTTGAAAGGAGAGAGGCTTATTCGGCAGAGCTTCCCGATGGGGTTCTATGTTTAACCTGTGGTGTGGATACTCAGGACAATCGATTGGAATACGAGGTTGTAGGCTACGGCCATTATGGCGAGAGCTGGGGGATAAAACGAGGCTTTATTATGGGCCGTCCCGATTCTCCGGAGGTATGGAGGAAACTGGATGATATTATTCAACACGTATACAGATTTAATGACGGGAAAGGACTGCAGATATCCATGACATTGGTGGATTCCGGCGGTCACTTTACGCAAGAGGTTTACGAAAACTGTCGAGCACGCCAAGGTTTTAGGGTTTTTGCGTGCAAAGGTAAGGGCGGAGAGGGCTATCCTTTCACCTCTCCGCCGTCAAAAGTGCCGATCCGAGAGAACAGGAGCATTACTTGTCACTTGTTCGTTCTTGGTGTTGACGCCGGAAAAGCTACAATAATGGCAAACCTTCAGGTACAGGAACCAGGGGCAAAATACTGCCACTTTCCGTTATCGGAAGAAGCCGGCTATGATGCCAACTACTTTTCGGGTCTTTTATCTGAACAGCTTGTAGCAACAAAAACAAAAAATGGTGTTGCGTTAGTATGGAAAATGGTGCCGGGGCATAACCGAAACGAAGCCCTTGACTGTCGAAACTATGCTAATGCCGCTATGCGTATTCTTAACCCAAACATGGACGCCCTTGAGCAGCGCTTAAAGGGCGTTATTACTACGCCGGTGTCAGCAAAGCGAAGCAACGGAAAGAAGCGTCGCCGCACGCAAGATGAATGGTAGGAGTAAAATTATGAATAAAACAAAACGTGAACGATTAAAGAAACGCCTTGAATTCAAGGAAAATTGTTTACTTAAGGCTCAAGAAGCATATATTTCGCTTCTTTCGGGGCGAACTCAGTCGTATACGATAGGAAACCGCAGTCTCACAAGACTTGATTTGGGGAAGCTGAAAGAAGAAATTACCTCATTGGAAAAGGAGATTGATTCTTTAGCTGCTCAAATCAGTTCGGGCGCACCGCGCAAGACTGTCAGTGTAATCCTGCGTGATTATTAGGTTATATCGCCATAGGCGTATAACGACGGAAAGGAAGAGGTTTTAGGCTCCTTTTCCTCTTCCGTCCGTATAACAGGAGGTATTTATGTCAAGAAGGAGATACAGAAGCGCAGCACAGCCCCGGTCTCGCGCTTCTCCCCAAGTATTAATGTCAGGATACGGTGATGCGGGTGCAAGTTATAAACGAAGAGCACTTAAAGGTTTTATCGCACACAGCAGTTCACCTAAAGAAGACATTGACTTTAACAACCAAACATTGCGACAACGCAGCAGAATGCTTGCAATGTCTACGCCTATTGCAAAGTCCGCTATTAATACGAGCAGAACTAATGTAATAGGACCTGGGTTAAAGCTCAAATCTGCTATTAATCATGACATTCTTGGATTAACAGCCGAGCAGGCTGTGGCGTGGCAGCGGCACACAGAGGCAGAGTTTGAACTTTGGGCAAGTGACAAAAGCGCTTGTGATGCTACGAGGATGAATGACTTTTATGCACTGCAGCAGTTGGCGTATTCTTCGTGGTTGACAAGCGGTGATGTGTTTGCCGTGTTTAAGCGTTGCAAACGCACATCGTTTTATCCTTACAGTCTTCGCTTACATATTGTAGAGGCAGACAGAGTCCGCACACCCGGTATGGCAGGATGGGGAACCTATGGGCGAGCTGAAAACGGTAACCGTATATTTGACGGTGTAGAAGTTAATGAGGATGGAGCTGTTACTGCATATTATGTTTCAAACCAGCATCCTTATGAGGTTGGCGACGGTGCAGAAAAGACTGTGCGTATTGAAGCATACGGTGTAAAGACGGGATTACCCAATATTATACAGGTTATGGAATCTGAACGCCCTGATCAATACAGAGGTGTTAGCTTCTTGGCACCTGTAATAGAGCCGCTTTTACAACTTCGCCGATATACCGATACCGAACTTACCGCCGCCAATATTGAAGCGAGCTTTGCGGCGTTCGTAAAGACTACGGCATCGACAGATGCAATGCCGTTTTCTGAGGTAGGAAACGGTAGCCTATACGGTACTCCGATTAACGAACCACAGGTAAGTACATCAGAAAACGAGTACGAGCTTGCCCCAGGCGCTATCAATATAATGGAGCCCGGCGAAGATGTAGTGTTTGCGGATCCCAAACGTCCAGCTGGTGGTTTTAGTGCATTTGTAAGTGCTGTATCCGCGCAAGTCGGAGCGGCGCTTGAAATACCTGTCGATTTGCTTCTTAAGGTATTTACATCAAGCTATTCAGCGGCAAGAGCAGTGCTTATGGAAGCGTGGAAATCCTTTAAGATGCGCCGCCAATGGTTTATTAACGATTTTTGCAAGCCAACATATAAGGTTTGGTTATCAGAAGCCATAGCATTGGGTAGAATTTCTGCCCCAGGCTTTTTTACAGATCCATTAATCCGCAATGCGTACCTTGGTAGCGAGTGGGTAGGACCCGCACAAGGAATGCTTGACCCAACAAAAGAAATTAAAGCCGAGGTAGAAGCTATCATACATGGGTTCTCAACACATGAAGCCAGTGCCGTAAGGATTAACGGTAGTCAGTGGCAGGATAATATAAAACAACTACAGGTTGAATATATGCAGATGCGTAAAGCTGGGATACCTGTATACTCCGATGCCACTGGTGCTATACAAGAAGAGGAGGAAGATTCAGTTGACGACAAGGGCAAATAATGCACAAAGCTCTGATACAGCTGCTTTGTGCTGGAATATAGCAAGTATTTCAGACACGGAAGGTGAAATAATTTTATACGGTCCAATAGAAGAAAGCCATCCCGTGAATTGGTGGACTGGAGAAAAGCTTTCCGGTGTGTATATTACGCCTGAGACTTTTCTTAAAGATCTTGAGCTTGTTAAAGGAAAATCTAAGATAACTGTTAAGATCAACAGCAGAGGCGGTGATTTATATACAGGTATTGCCATACATAATGCTATCAAATCTCTTAACTCAAAGATAGAGGTTATAGTAGAGGGAATAGCGGCGAGCGCTGCAAGCGTTATTATGTGTGCGGGCGATGTTGTAAAAGTATATCCGGGAAGTCTTGTGATGATTCATGAGCCGATAACCTCTATCCGTGGGTATTGTAGCAGGCACGATCTTGGAAAAATAATAAAAATGCTTGAAGCTGATATTGAAGCCTCTGTAGCAATATATGCGGAAAAGACGGGTGTTGAGGCTGATAAGCTTAGAACTATGATGGAGGAAGAAACATGGATGACAGGCTCAGATGCGGTAAGCGAAGGCTTTGCCGATGAGCTTATTGCTGATGATAAAGACGAAGGTCCACAAGCCAGTATGCTTGGAGGATCTGTTCTCATGATAGCAGGAGTTAAGCATTCTCTGGAAGGCTTACATTTACCTGCAAATATGAATATACCCGTGGTTAGCACGGATGATTTCGAAAGTAATAAAAAAGGCAAAAACGCCAAAAACGAAGGAGGTAATTTGATGCCCACAACTTTTGAAGAGCTGCAGAGGGATAACCCCGACCTTGTAGCTCAAATTGAACAAAACGCTGCTGATAACGCAGTACAGGCAGAGCGTGAGCGTTTACAAGCCATCGAAGAGATAGCTCCCACTATCGGTGACGCTAAGCTCGTATCTGAGGCAAAGTTCACCAAGCCTTGCACGGCTGCTGAGCTTGCTCTTGCCGCTGCAAAGCAGCATGTCAAGAACGGAAAAATGTTCCTTGCCAATATCGACGACGATTACGGTGAATCCGGTGCCGATGATGTTGGTGCCACCGGTGCAGGGAACGAAGATGACAAACCTGCTACAGCTGAGCAGCTTAGAGCCCAAGGGCGAGCCGACGCCAAGGCGATGGCAGGAAACGGAAAGGAGGATTAAGCAAATGAGCAAAAACGGATTTATCGGTAAAATGGAATATGACGGTCTTATAGCGGGTCTTGAGCCTGCTGCCGTTATAGGCGCGGGCTTCATTCTCGGCGGCGAAAGCGATACAGAATACAAACGAGGCACTGCGTTTTCAAAGTACGATGATGGTAAACTTGTAATTCTGGGTA